TCAGCCTTCCACTGTGCAGTCAAGTCTTTGAATTTATGAGTTAAGTTTTCAACTTCATTGGCCGCTTGTTGCTGGTCAACTTCAATCTTGGTCGACATAGTTGTCTGAATATCATTCGCCGACATTTATTTACCTCCTTTCTTCGATAATCTTCTTAGTTTGGCATGAGCCGCATATGAAGATAACGGTCGGTCTTCACGATCCCGAGCCTTAGTAATTCGGAACAAATCATAGATGTTTTCATTTTCAATCTGTGACGGTAGAACCCCACCATCTTGAAGCAACCGTTTCTCCATGTACGCAACGTCTTCGACATCGTTATTGACATCATCAATTGCTTGTAAGCAATCACCGACTATTTTTTTGGGTCTGATTCCTTTTGCGTAACCGATGCTTTCTTGTCTTCTAAGGCGATTTCCTCATCAGACTGGCCCTTGATACGCCGAATAACATAACTCAGATAGTTCGCTAAAACGTTAGAATTAGGAATCGATTCTTCTAAGTGCTCAACCTGCTTTTCATTAAGCTTGAAAAGGTCAACAAGGAATTTAATACCGTCTTCCATTAATTTATCTTCGTCCTCAACCGACTTGATGACAAAATCAGTGTAATGTGGATCATCCACGTCAACAGCATTTAACCGATTGGCTGATGCTGACATCTTTAAAACTTCAATTAGCATCTTGTTAGCCTTGGTATAAGTCTTAACCGTTGGCTTGATGTTAAATCCCTTATTAAAGCCAACCTTCTTACCATTAATATACATTGCTTATCTCTCCTTAATAGCCGCGTGGCAAGCCATACTGTGCATTTCTAACGCGACTTTTACTTAACATTAACAACTAAGCTTGTGGTGTATTAGATGGGCCGCTGACTACCGTACCAGTAGTGCCAGCGCCTTTAATCCGGTTAATGATTTTGTTATCGCTATCCTTGAAGCCACCAAAGACTTCAGCAAGCATAGCGGCTGCATCAAAGCTAGGATCGCCGGATGAATATTCCTTATAGGACTGTTGAGTACCGGTTGTCGGATCAACGAACACATCGTTCTTAATCGGGGACAGTGATTGATAAGTGTAGGTTGAGTTGTAATCTGACTCGTTCTTGTTGCTGGTAGCGTGGTTGTGAGATGGTTCAATCACCTCACCGTTAGCGAAGCAATCCAAGACAGCATTGCCCCAGTAGTCAGAAGAACAGATCATCAGAGCCACGTTTGGCTTCCGGCCGGTAGTTAAAACCCAACCCCCTTTGCCATCGGTAACGTATCCCTTGATCTTCGCACCAATATCAAACGGCATATCCAACATGGTTAAGGCAACCTGTGGGGTTGGCGTACCATGTGTAATTCTCTTAACTTTATCGTTAGCATATTGCTGTTGACCAGCTTCTTCCAAACCAGTGATGTTAGCAGTAGTGGCACCTTGACCATCGCCATCAACTAACACAACACCATCCGTAGATAACCCATTCTTTTCATCGGCAACAATCAACCCAGTAGTAGGGTCAACAATGCCGAAGGCCACCCAGCGGATACCTTTAAATGAAGTACCTTGTGCCATAAATTAATTCCTCTTTTCTAAAATTGGTTCTTGTTTCTCAACATAAATTGTCTTAGTCAGCTGCCCGGTGTCGGGATCGTAAACGTGTTCACGAGAGATTGCTACCTGCCAACCATTGGCAACAAAAAAGCGCTGAAATTCAATCTCAGCGCTTGCTATATCAAAGTCGGCCTTTGCCTTGTAAAAAATCTGAATCTCACAACCAACCTGCATAAACTTAAATGTCGCATTTGCATAGTATCCCGGCTGGAAATCTGATTCAGTAACTAAAACAACCGTCTTGCTAGTATCATTAACAAATTCCGGTTCAACATTTGTTGTCGAGAGATGATCGATCCACTGAAAATGACGACTAGCAATTAAATCTCTTACTTGAATTACTGGCATTTTCATGGCTCAACATCCTTTCGATATTTTTCAGCAATGGCTGAAAAGACTTCCTTAGCGTTATCTTCCCGGGTGTGTTCGACAAAGTGATCGCCACGCATCTTCTTGGTGCCGTCGTTGATAAAGCGTGCTATCCTCGCATGGTTAACTCCGGATTCTTTGACACCTTGAAAACCAACTAAAGAGCTACCGTCAATCTCGCCATTAATGTTCTTGTCATCCGAAGCAATCGAATCGGCAAGGTGCTTAATGTTTCGACCCCGGTATTTCTTGGGGATGTAATGTTTCTCATCATAGTGTTTGTGACGTGTCTCTTGTTGTAAACGATCACGAAGAACATCCGCCCCTTTTTTAGTCATTTTCCGCTGGACATCCTTATCTGGAACTAGCTTCTTTACTTGATGGAGAAAGCCCATCACCTGTTCGTCAAAGTCAGGCATTGCCACCCAGCTCCTTTACGTTTTGCAAAGTCAAGAAATCATAAGTCATATAATTAGCTGAATCATCAGAACTAATATTTAAGATCTTATATTCCTCACCCTTGTACTTAACACGCAGTTGATCATTGATCCTGTTATTGTGCCGTACTACTAACGTAATAGCGTTGACATAATTAGTGCCAAGTGATCGGTACTGCATATCAAGTGTCCGCTTCTGCGGATAGACGTGCAGACTGAATGATTTAACAAAGCTTGGTTCATTAACACCACTGTACGGATTGGTGACTGTCTTAGTAATGCCAAAGTCGGCAATTTCGTTAAACAAATAAGGAGAATACTCAACTGTTTTGGGCATTACCATTGCTGTCACCACCTTCGTTTAGATACTTAGCTTGTAATTGAACCAGCATCATCTGGACACCTAGTGAGAAGTTGTTCTCTAAAGTGCGATCATAGAAAAGCTGAGTAGTCAACGCATCCAATGCACCTAAGAAAAGGTCGTCATTCATATAAACCTTCAGGTCAACGTTTGAATTGATCGCGCTAACCAGAACCGCCCGTGCCTGCTTCATCAGACTATTTATCGTAGCTCTAGTTTCGTCCACGTCATCTAGATTCAGCTCAGTCAATAGACGGGTAGTAAAGTCATCATCAGTCATTGCTACTCATCTCCCTTAGTTAATTGCCAGCAGGTGCAGAAGCAGCACCAGCAGTAGCCTTGCTGGAAGTGATCAGCGTAATTAAGTCATTACGTGCTTGAACAACATCTTCACGAAGGTAAATGCCTAAGATCTTATACCAAACATCGTATGAGTCAATGAATTGTCCAGTAATTTCGTTGTTTTGGAAATTGATCACAGTCTTTTGCAGTGGTGCGATAACAATGTTCGCATCCCCAGTCTTGGCCGCCGGGAAGAGCAGATCATCAACCACAACGACCGTCTTACCAAGAATAGACTGACCAGTTTCCTTAGTAACATCTGGTTGTACCAGTGGACGGCCTTCTTTGTCAGTCATTTGGTCAAGCTCATTGAAAGCAGATTGGCTAAGCACGATTGATGCGGCTTGAGAGTCTTGAGGCTTCAAGTTAACGTTAAGGGCTGTCTTAATGTCTGAGATTAAATCAGTTGCCGTCTTAGTAGTTACACCATTAGTCAGTGCGTTAATAATCAGATCATCATTGGTGTTGTCCTTCAATTCTTGCAGACGAGAGGATAACTCGCTTTGCCAGTCGTAACTGGAATCAGAAATTAAATCTTGCGAGAAAGCATAGTTACCGGTGTAAGTATTCAAATCCCAGTTAATCGGCTTAATTTCTGGAGCGGCATGCCGTTCTGATGGCTGGAATTCAGTGTGAACAGATAGCTTATCAGAGCTAGTTTGGAACACAGGCAACTTACCAGTAGTGGTTGACACCTTAACTGTCCGTACTAATGATCCCAAACGTGGGAATTGGTGTTGTTCATGTTCTGGAGCCAGAATTGTCTCTGGAATAATAACAGAACCAGAATTAAGGCCAATATTGTTATCGGCACGTGAAATAGAATCAGCAACTTGGCCAGTCTTTAAGAAGTTGGCAAAGTCACGGGTGATAGATTCTTTTGGATCGTTCAACTTAGTTGACATTTTAATATCATCTCCATTTTCATTATTTTCCTTTACAGCTACAACAGGTTCAGCCGAACGCGTAACATCACTTGCTGGTTCGGCTGCCCGGCTAGTGTTCTTGTTAGACGTTGGATCACCGGGGTTAGCCACACCCGTTGAAGCACTCTTAGCCGATGAAGTCGGGTCACCCGGATTAGCAGGTGCACTGGCCCGATCAACTTCGTCAGAGTTTGCTTCATCAGCGTTGTCGTCACGCTTAGCCGTACTATTTGCCGGCTGAGCACTATTCAATAATCCATTCACTTTATTCGTTAAGGCGGCAATTTGCTTAGCTAAGTCAGCACTGGAAGCAGAGCTTGGCTTAGCAGAAGCCGCACTGGAAGCCGCACTGCTTGAAGCAGGAGCTTGTGATTGTGCTGCTGTACTAGAATCAGTATTCATATTGTTTAAGACCTCCTTATAATCTCGTGCTACTTGAACCGAAGTTTCGGTATAGGCTGGGATTGGCGTTAAGCTAATTTCAGCTAAGCTGGCAAAGTGATTAATATTATGAATCACCACGCCACCAGCACCTTGTTCCCACGTGTCACCGTTGTTCGGATCAATCTGAGCATTAAAGGATAAACCTTTAATGTTTCCATTCTCAACATTGGTATAAACATCATTACCTAACGTCGTATTAGGGATGTCGGCAATAAAAAAGAGGCCCTTATCATCAGTCTTAAGTGATAAAGTCCCCGAATCTACACGAGCCAAAATGTTATTAAAATCATGAGCGTAAAGTAACCGTACTTGCGAAAAGTCCACGTTATCAAAGGCATGTGGGCTGATATATTCTGTAAACGGAAGTGGCTGAGAAGGCTGGTTAAAAGCCACAGCATAGCCTGATAACTGCCGAGTACCACTTTCAACATCTCGCCTAATTGTTAGATGATTGGCCGTAAACGTCCGTACATCACGGTTGGTTGTTTTGATCGTCATTTACATTCTCACCTCCTTT